GACAAACGGATCCTGCGTGTACATGGCTGCGATTTCGCGAGTGTAGGCATGGAAGTTGTCGTGCAATATGTAAAGCTCGGTGGTTTGATGCCCACGGTCCAGTGCGCCAGCCGTGGCTTGAATCATGTACTTGGCTGACCGGAAATAGCGCGAGTCGAACGAAAAGATTACGGTGTTGGAAGTGGCTGAGAATCCATAGACGTAGATGTACTCGTCAGTTGAGTCGTTGTCTTGCTGGTCGTTAGGGGAGGACGTATCCAAGACCAATCCTGAGAGTCGGTCTGTGTGGTCCTCAAAGAAGTCGATTTGGCTAACACAACCGGACAGTCCATCTGGTCCTCCAATAGCTTCCCGTAGAGCCTTATATTGGCTTGTAAGGTTGGGGTCTGATGAAACAATAGAAAGAGCGGCATTGAGATTTGCATAGTTGTTCTCGGTGTAGTAGATCAGGAGTGCCTTCGTGCCAGTGGTCAGATGCGCGATTGGATTTCTCGAAAACGTCGTCAATCCTGCTTGCAAACCGTTCGCATTTGCAGCGGCTTCTTGAGCCAGCGTTACCATGCCTTCTGAGATTAGAGGAATGAACGAGTTCTCTTGCAGGGAAGCGAGTGATTCTTCTTGTACCGTTTCTTGCTCGTTCTCCGCGAAGATTTCGTCAAGAGATTCCGGAAGATCGTCCTCCAAAGAAGTGATCACTTCCTCGTCCGTTTCTATGGAAACTTCTGATGCCTTTTCTTCCACTTTCACTTCATGGACAGTGGTGATCGTGGTTGTCAGAGGATAGAGATTCTTAGCCTGTCGAGTGACCGTATAGGAGCTATCGGTTATCGTGGGAGGAAGACGCAGGGTAGGAACGAGGTTGACTTCATAGCCAGCCTGTTCGAACGACCATGCCACCACTTCGACTGCGTTTCGAATCTGCGCCTGTAGATCAGGATCCAGATTCAGAATCGCTCCCGAAAGACCGTTCATGCCGTCTTCGAACGCGATCACATCGTTCGTATAGTCGGACTGTGCTTGATTAGCCAGTTGTGCGACAGCAAGTTCGATCACGGCTAGTGCTTGAGTGTATGCTTGAGATAGGATGACTTTCATTGCAATTAGCCTTTCAGCTTGGAAGGAATGTTAGGAATCGTCGGTACGGTTAGCCCCTTGACGTTCGACAGGGATGGCAGATTTGGCACGTTTGGAATGGACGGCACCTTGCTCAAGGCTGCTTCTCTAGCGGCGGCTAGATCAGGCAGCTTCGGAACGGCTGGCAACTGAGGAACCGAAGGAATCTTTGGCAGGCTTGGCAACGTTGGCAGATTCGGTATTGCAGGCATTGCAATACCAATCTTCGGAATGGCAGGCAATCCAGCCGCAAGTCCTGATGGAAGCGCCGAAACGGATGCTGCTGGCGAAAGGGGCAACGGGCTTCGCAAGCCAGTGTTCGCGGGAGCCGATGCTGATCCCATTGGAATAATCTTGCCGGGACCGTGCGGCGTCTTGACGATGTTGGTAATCTTGCCGCCAAGGGTCAATGGCTTGCCACTAATTCTAGTTAGCTTTCCGCCAAGTGAAAGAGCAGCACCCGCGCCGACTCGCATCACCGACTTGGACTTTAGATCGACCATTGTGCCTTCTAGGGCTAGCCTCTTGCCTGCACGAATCTTTACGTCGCCAATCGCATTGAGATTGATCGTCTGAGCTTCAGCCGAAAGGATGCCGCCGACCTTGAGATTGCAAGCACCTGCGACCGTGACATTGCAAACCCCATCAATCGAAACGTAGTCCGTTCCTGCGACGATGGTGTAGCGATCCTTCACGATCTTGTCAACCCGATTGCCGCTAGCGTCCATTTCAATGAATGAACCGTTCTTGTGAGCCAGATTGACTCGTTCTGCGCCCACGGTATCGTCTAGCTCAAAGGCATGACCACTCTCGGTTTCCATGGAGAAGTTGAACGGATACTGAGGCGAGAAGGGTGGCGACGGTTCGTTCCACATGGAACCAATCGTCCGGACTCCGCGCTTCAAAGACCGCTTGCGTGTCTCATGAATCGTTCCGTCAATCCTATTTCGAATTAGACGATTCATGGTGGACTCGTTCAGTCGTTTTGGCTGAACGCCAGCCGGATCCGAGAAGCCTTTCGACGTATCAGCCGGTTGCTGTGGTGCGCCCATCAGGACGCCAAAGACAAACGGCTTCTGAGCCGACGAACCATCCGCAAAGAAGCCGACGACCCAATCGCCCTCTTTCGGTGCATAAGAGGCTGGCACATTGACCGAATGAACTGGTAGCGCCCAAGGCAGCGACTCAGTAGGAATTTGCCCCTTGTCATCCGTGTGCCAGCCAAAACAGCGAACGCGAACTCTTCCTAGCTGGTCGGGATCTTGGCGGTCTTCTACGACCCCGATCCACCAGATAAAGCCTTCTCGACCTAGGGCATACTTGTTCATTTTGCGTTCAACTTATTGATCTTATCAGGAAGCGTGCTGTCGTAAGCAGGCAATGCTTCGGGAAGAGAATCGCGGCTCAACAGGGCGCGACTACTGAATGTGAAGTTAGCCAGATCAAACTTGTGATTGACTGCCATGCAAAGATATTTACCACTCTTCATCTTGTTCCACATGTCGCCCTGCGCAGGCTGGACTGCCATTGGAATGCGCAGAGAGACAAGCGTACCCGCATTGATGCCAAGATTACCGGGAACTGTAATCTCGGTTAGATTGTTGTTCAGGGCTGCAAGACTCATGACTCGCTGAATCCAGACTTCGATGCCATCGCCTGCGAGATAGGTCAACAGATGGCTATTGGTCTTCTTCATCAGGTCGCCACCATTGGACATGGGCGCATTCGGGTATAGCTTCGACAGGCTCTCTAGGTTGTACTCCTGCTTAGTCAAAGAGCGAGCAATGGGATCGACCGTGTTCAGCCGCATCGCATAGCCACCGCTCGCAATCGTAGACAGGATATCGAAGTCATGGACAGCCTCGTAATCGTCTATCGCGAACTTGTCCATGTCCAGTTGCTTCATGCCTCGCTTGTTGTCAAAGGTGAATGGCACCTTGATGATCTTGGGTTGCTTGTACAGGGCTTGCAGGCTACGGAAGTGAAAGCCGAGTAGATTCTCATAGAAGAAGTAGCATGTCTGCGTGTCAGTGTAGGCGCGAGATGCCAACCAGTTGAGTGCTTCTGCTGGACGCCAATTAGGGATGATCGTACTGACAACCGGAATCGCTGTTTTGTCGATGAAAATCCGATTGGTTGGGATTTTCAACTGTTTGTTCATAATGTCGAACGCAATCTCACTCAGAGTGAGGTTCTGATATGCCTTAGAGATAGCCTTCTGCTGGCTCACGAATGCCTCGTCAGACACGAAGTACACCACATATTGCTGGCTATCGTCCTTTGGTGCACGCTTGCCAATCTTGTATACTCGAAATGCCTTCTTGACCTCAATGGATTGCTCTGGTACCTGTAGGTGTAACCAGATGTACTCACCACCATGGGCAGCCGATTGAGTCAATAGATCCACGCCATCAGTGACCAGCATCTCACCTGACATGAACCCCAAATACATATCCTGTCTCACCTGTATCTCGGCAACCATGGAGGCTATCTGGCGTGACTGACCAGCGGACGTAATGAACTCACAAGAGATTACCTTGAAGTCTCTTGGTCCTACGTGTCCATTCTCCTGTAGGGGCTTTTCAGTTTGTTGGTCTGTCGTCATGCTGTCATTAGCCTACGTAGTTCTGCTTCTACTGTACCGACATAGCCTGCATCCAATAGCCGAATTCTTCTTTTCTTCTCATTCACTGATTGCTCATGGGCATAATTAGAGATAGCGGCATATTGGTAGGATACGCCGACTGTCACTCCATCAGGGAACACCTCAGTATAGCTCCCACCATCCTGTACCGTGTCTGCTGTCATGGGCAAATAGGGTCTAGCCTCTGCAATACCAGTGATTGAGTTCTGTTGTAGCTCAGAAACAACAACTGTAGTCGTGTTCGAAGACTGTGGCATCTGGTTGTAATAGACAGTACGTGTAATGCGCTCTTCCCAATGATGAATGGTAGTCTGGCTATCCTCAATGGTCTGGGCATACTTCTGGATGATCAGGTCATGCACCTGTTCTTGCGTCAACGGGAAGTCATAGTACGGGTTTTGCAGGTTGTTGAACATTAGCACGATCCAGAATCGTCCCACATCCCCGTACAGTTTCTCTGCAATGACCTCTGGTGTCTCACCATCCTTGACCTCATAATCATAGAACAGGGACACGTTCTCATTGACTTCACGCAGGAAGTTGGATCGTGTCAGGACATTGGTTAGCTGGACGTAGGTGCCATCCAGCGCATCCAGATTAGGATACAGGGTCTTGGGCAGTTCAGTGAAGTATGGCATTTGATCAGTATCCTAGCTTTCTGAGTTTCTTGTGCATCATCTCTAGCTCCACGAACTCCAGCGTGAGCTTGACCTGAATAGGGCTACCGTCTGCATGAGTTGCCCATGTATCCAATCCACTTCCATTATAGTCCACGATCACTTGTCTCAGGACGCAGGTGGATATGCTTGGCAACCACTTGGATTCAGTCCCATTGAAATTGAACGTAATGTCGAAGTAAGACGGTGGAATGATATAGCGACCCTGACCAGCGACATAGGCAGGCGAGGCATGATACTTGAATCTCTTGATAATCTTACGAATAGTCTCGGCTTCCTTCTCGTCGCGAGGCGTCATGGTAAAGTCAAACAGGAATGAGCGCAGATCAGTACCCGCATACAGCATTTCGAACTGTGGATTGATGGCATAGCCCATTGCACTCAGCCCTGCCCTACCCAACGTAGCTCCGTCCATGCCACCGGGCAGCGCACTGGCTACATTACCCAATACCTCTGCGCCTGCGGGACCATTGGCAAGCTCCTTGGCTTGTGTCCATGCGGCTGCGCCGCCACTCTCTTGCCATTCCTTGAGAATGGATCCGCCTGCCTCAAGCACCAGACCGGCAGCACCCATTGCATTCGTCATGGATACCTGTTCGTATTGATTTGTAACCTGATCTTGCCAACCACCAGACGGCATGTACATTGCAAACAGGTCAGACTTCTCGGCACGGCGCTGCCAATCGAACATGCGATCATTGTACTTCTGATTGGCATTGACCTTCATGCCTTCTAGGGCATCTGCGCCATAATTGTTGATTTCCTGTGCAATGGGCGCAGGCAGGTTCTTCTGAACCACATCCTGTGCCTTGCCAATTGCCTTGTCCACCAGACCACCGATTCCATTCTTGATGGATCCGAGCGTGGATGCAAGGCGATCATTGACTTGACCAATACCCTGTGCCACTGGCTTGAATAGCCCAACCTCACTGATTGGACGAGTGACAGGCAACCATGCCTGAAACTCCACGGTATGTGGATAGCGCGAGGTGTCACCCACCTCCAGCGGATACCTGTACTGAGTGCCAGCAAACTCCTTGTCTCCACTGAGTGCATCCAGCGGTCCATAGGACTTCTTGACCACATCACCTACTTGGCGAACAGTTTTGGTTACGTTGTCGATGAAACTCATTGGTTCTCTTCTCTATTAGGTGTGGGCATATTTAGCCGTACACTGGATGGGCAACGTCCCTGCCAAGTGTACGGTTCAATGTCCTGTCATCAGATAGCACGGATGCCTTCTGTGCAGGACGCTTGTTGGTTGTCACGTTGTTGTTCTGAACTGACGTTGGAGCATTGACAAACGTTGCGCCACCGCCTGCATTTGCAGGTGAGTTGGATGCCATGAGTGCGCGTGTCTCCTTGTCTACACCCGCTGCTGGCAACGGTGCTGCTGGTGTGACAGATGCCATTTGCACCTCTGGACCAGATGATGCAGGGGATGGTGATGCATAGCCAGCACTGGCACGCTCTGCGCCAATGGATGCAGAATACGAACTCACCTTATCCAATTGCTCTGCGCCAAGTCCCTTACTGAAATTCAGGGCAGGGTTGACTGCCTTAGTGACTGCCATGTTAGCATCTGATTGGTTGGCAAACGATTGCTTGCCCTTTAGCCCACGCATGACGAACTGAGCAGCAATCTTGGCAGCAATGATTGGATCGTTGGCAAGATCAGGATTGCCTATTAGGTCAATGCCTAGCTTGTCACCAAAGAACTTGTAGTTTGCTCTACCCGTTATCTGAATGAATCCACGCCCACGATATTTCTCTCCATCACCCGGTTCAGTATTGCCTAGCTCCTTTCCCTTCTTTGTTTGAGGTCCATACACCATGTCTAATGGCAGTGCACCCTTGATCTTGTTGATCTGTTCATCACTCATGCCACGCAGGGCAGAGAATGTGTCACGCATCCACTGTGGGCTACGTGACTTGTAGCTGGACGTTGCAGGCTCAGACTTCGGAACGAAATTGGATTCCTTCTTGATGTTTGCCAATAGCGCCACACGCGCATGTTCATTGGTCATGCCTGCCTCTTGCATTGCCTGATCGAACATGGCATACTTGGCAAGCAATGGATCAGTGGTTGCCTCTTTCTTACCTAGTGAGCCAGTACCACCCACGGCAGGGGCAGATGGCTTCTTTGGTGCTGGTGCTGGTGTTGTCACAACCGTGACTGCCTTGACCGGTGGTGTTGGTGCTGGTGTTGGCGTAGCAGCAACAGCGACAGGCTTCTTAGGAGCATTAGCTGCCTTGGCTTCTGCTGCCCTCTGTGGAGCAATCTTCTCCATCTGTGTCTTTAGATTATCGCGTGCCTTGGCATTAGCCGCACGTTGTTCTGGTGTGTTCTTTGGATCGTTTGCCATCTTGTCCAGTTGGGCAATGCTATCCACCATGGACATGCCCTTAGAGGATGCCACACCACCGCGAGTGCGACCCGCATCAGCGTTCTTCTTCTCTTCTGCCTTGTATTCTTCATCAGACTTGATGATGTGAAGCTTTTGCATTACCTTCTTGATAGGCTCCCAAATCTTCTCGTCAATGAATGTCTTGACAGCATCCACTGCACCCATGAACGCATCAACCTTATCGCCAATCCATAGCATCATTCCGTCCCACTTCTCTTGGACCCATGCCCAACCTTCCTTGAACTTGGTGTGGATCCATTCCATTGCATCTAGAATCTTGGGTGCTAGCCATTCATAGATAGCACTGCCTAGCCACATTGCAATGGCAGCAACAGACCCCAATGCTGCGATCTTGGCAAGGAATCCAAATACACCACCCAACACACTCATGCCAATGCCCTTGAGTAGATCCCAAAACCAGTTGGACTTCTTCTTTTCTTTCTTCGCCTCTTCCTGATTCTCTAGGACAGCATCAAGCTTTTCTTCTAGTGGCTTGATACGATCCTTTTCCTTAGCCTTCTCCTCTTCTTCTTTGAACCCATACTTCTTACGCAGTGCAGCGGTACGCTCTTTCTTCTCTTGATCCTTCTTATGGATAGCGAGTGCGAGTGTGACTGCCTCTACTGCTGCCTTACCCTCGGCAGACTTAGCAAAGTTCTTACCGGGCTTGAGTGGTGTAATCTTACCGGATTGGGTTGCCTGCCTGAACTGTTGACCCTGTGGTGCCAATGGATTGAACATGGCAATCTGGTCATTGCCCTCGTCATCCGTACCCTTCTCACCCTTTGCAGTGACGAACTTGGGCATGAGCAACGACTTGATATCCGTCACATCATCCTGCACGTTGTCGATCTTCTTGAATAGGGTGCTGAATGCTCTAGTCTGCCTACCCATGGTGAGTGAGCCAGACTTGACAACTACCTTACGAGTTTTTTCTTCTTCGTTTTCTACGACACCCAATAGCTTCGCAGCTTGTTTTCTCTCTTCGTTGATCTGCTTCTCGTATTGAGTTACCTTAGCATCAACGTAGTCTAGGTTAGGTGCGCGACCCTCTTTCTTAGCCCTAGCCTTCTCTTCCTTGAACATAGCATCAGTGTATTGTTGGATCCTCTTCTTATCACTCTTCGCTCTTTCTTCTTGGAGGATGTCAAATTCATTCTCGCTGCTCTTACCGAATAGTCGCTCATACCACTCGGCAGTATTCCCCATTCCAACAAGACGCAATGCTCTACTGGCATTGGATACGCCTTCACCACCCTCACCAAACATCGAACCTAGCTTGTTCTTGAATGCTGACTTGGCACCAGCCACGATACGGCTCTTGCCCATAGCACCAGCACGCAGCATGTCCTTACGCACATTGCCTGTTGCAGTGCCTAGGAATTGCTGTTCGACTAAACCCTTGTCCTTAGCCATTCTTGTTCTCTATTAGTTGTAGTGGAAACGCTGGAATGGGAGTAGCACGGCTAGCTCCCACTGATCCGGTTCGATGTAGATCATGGAACTCTCCATGTACTCTAGCAGATACCGCTTGATGCACGGACGCATGATATCGTACTTCTTGATGCCATTGAGGACTGCGTAAGACAGCTTGAATCGTGTGCTGTCATCATACTTAGTGTTAGTGATGAAATCGTGGAGCAATTGCAGCAAGCCTAGCCGTTGGTATGGGTCGAGGTAGTGTAGATTGAGTCCTAAGAATCCGTCATCGTATTGGTTGATGGGCAGCACAAGCGGGAACTGGTCCCACTGTGGTAGGGTGTCCTCGTACTTGGGTACGTAGTGGAACGCATACATGCGCCCAACAACCACATGGGCTGTTGCCTTGCGCGGGTCATGCAGAATGTTAGACCGGTTGGTTGGAATAGCAATACGGTTGACCACCTGACCATACCACTGACGCGCAGCCTGAGTACGGGGTATGATCCCCGAACTCTTCATTTGCATCCGTAGATTGTCCCATACTGAATTGGGCATTTCGAGTCCTCGCCTAAATATACCAGTTATTTAGGAAGCTTTTCGCCATGGCATACAAGGGCAGATTCAGACCCAACAACCCATCCAAGTACGATGGCGACCCAACCAATATCGTGTATCGCTCTGGATTAGAGTTGAGATTCATGTCCTATCTGGACAGCCAAGCTGGTGTGCTAAAGTGGCAATCCGAAGAGTTCTTCATCCCGTACAGGGATGCCAGCCGTGACAATACATGGCACCGGTACTTTCCCGACTTCCTCGTTGTGGTCAAGCAAGGCACTGGCACCCTGACACAATTGATTGAGGTCAAGCCTGCCAAGCAATGCCAACCACCCACAGGTACCATGCACAAGGATGGGCGCAAGAACAGGCGACTATTGACTGAACAACTAACCTATATTCAAAATCAGTGCAAGTGGAAAGCCGCGCAAGAGTATTGCCTAGACCGCAATTGGAAGTTCAAGATCGTCACCGACAAGGATATTCTGGCGCTACCTAAATAGTACCATAGCTCCACCCTAATAGGCATACCGAATATGGCATTCCCCGACGCATTTTTAGCCCATCATGCACTGCACGCAGACTTTGCTAAGACTAGCAAGTTCATCGTGCTGATCTATCAGCCCACAGGTTTGATTGCTGGTGGTCTATTCGGCGGCTTGATTGGTCAGACTAAGGCTACACAGTTTCTAGCCAAGGGACTCAATACGGCAGGACTACAGTTCCAGTGCAACGGTGCGCAACTACCCGGCTACCAGATCAATACAGTAGAACAGAAGGTATTCGGTGCACCATGGAGCATTGCAGCTAATCCCGGTGAGTACCAGCCACTAGAACTGACGTTCAACTGTGCTGGTGACATGTGGGAGCGCAAGTTCTTTGAGGATTGGATGGAATTCATCATGCCGAAGGGTACTAAGCGCAACACAGCCGACACTATCGTAAGCAATCTATTCAAGGCTGACGCAGCAGATCGTGCAGCAGGCTCGGCAACCTATCGCAATGAGTACATCAGCACAGTGCAGGTTATCCAGTTGCACGATACTGGCATACCAGCAGCACGGTATACGTTCGAAGAAGCATACCCTGTCAACATCGCACCTACGCCTGTCAATTGGACAGGTGGCATGGATGATAGCGTGATCCAACTCGCTGTCACGTTCAAGTACACCACATGGAGCAGAGAGAAGAACATTCTCAAGCAGATTTACGACCAGTTCAGAAAATAATCACAGGTGATCGTTATGGCACTACCGAAAATTCAACATCCAACATTCCCTATCTATCTCAAGTCACTCGACAAGAGCATCATCTTTAGACCGTATCTGGTCAAGGAAGAGAAGATCCTACTCATGGCTAAGGAAGCCAAGGATCCAGAATCCATTCGACTAGCAATCAGGCAGATCATTCAGAACTGTGCAGAGACTACACTAGATGTGGATGCATTGCCTCTATTCGATGTGGAAATGATCTACCTCAAGCTGCGTGCCAAGAGTGCAGGTGAGTCAGTCAAGCTCGTATTCAACTGCAAGAATCAGGTAGATGGGCAGGAGTGCAACACCAATACGGATTACGTGTTGAATCTGGACAAGATCGACTATGAGGTACCAGAAGGTCACGATGCAAAGATCATGATCAATGACAAGGTGGGTATGCGCCTCAAGTATCCATCCATAGGCAATTCGATCCAGCTACCCGAAGATGCAACCCAATACGATATGCTGGTCGAGAGTCTGATCCACAACATCGACTACATCTTCGATGAAGAGTCTGTCTATAAGATGGAAGAAGTGAAGAAGGAAGAACTAGAGGAATGGCTCACTGATCTATCACAGGATCATCTATTCCAGATCCGTGAATTCTTTGCATCAGCACCCAAAGTTGTTTTGAAGGATACCGTCAAGTGCAAGGCTTGCGGCTTCGAACACCAGCTATACGCGGAGAACCTGCTAGATTTTTTTACCTGACCATATCGGACACGCTTGAGAACTTCATGCGTTCGATATGGGTGATGGTACAACATCATGGATGGGACTATGAAGCTATCATGAACATGGTAGCTTGGGAACGACAAATCTTCACCCTAATGACCATGGCATACGTGCGCGAAGAGAACGAGCGCATCAAGCTAGAACGACAGACACGCAAATAAAAAGGGCGGCATCCTTGCCGCCCTTGCCATGTTCCCGCTTACGCAGGTTAGGACTTTAGCCTTCCGCTGCAAGCTTCGCGAAGTAGTCGAGGTCTTCCTCGGTCGATACCGCTTCGGCAGTTGGGCGAGCCTTGGCTTCCGCAGCCTTTGGTTCATCCCATGGAGCCGAACGATCTTCGATCTGCACTGCACGCGCAGCCACCGCACCACCAGCACCCATCGCACGATTCAACTTGTCAGTCAGATCGTCATAGGACTTGAACTGGTCAGGCGCAACAAACTGCTTGAGCGAATGCGCAGACTTCCACATTGCTTCGATCTTCTTGTCGTCGGTGAAGACAGGAGCCGCGTCAGCGAATTCAGACTTATCGTAGTTGCGATAGCCTTCCACGTTGCGGATCTTGATCTTGAGGTCAGCACCCTTCCAGAAGTCGAACGGATTGATTGCCGTTTCGTCTTCGAACTGCGGGGTGAGCTTCTCTTGGATCTTATCGAAGATTTTCTTACCGTAGCGCCACAGGAAGACCTTGCCTTCATTCTCCGGACGAGTCTTGTCAGTAACGACAAGGATGTTGGAGATATAGCCAAGCCGACGCTTCTGCTTGCGCACGATATCCTTGTTCGCTTCGATGCCAGAGTTCCACAACTTGCTATTGTGTTCGCAGGCAGGACACTTGCCGCCAACTGTCGTTGGGCAGTTTTCGATATACCAGCCAGCACCACCTTGGAAGCCGTGATTGAACAACTGTACCCATGGCAGACCGTCTTCGCCGTCCACTGCGGGAGCGTCGAGTAGTCGAACAACAGCGTAACCGTTGCCTGCCTTGTCTACGTCGGGTTGCCAGAAGCGATCATCGTCTTTTGCGAAAGAACCCTTGTTCTTGTCTTCGATGGCTTTGGTGAGCTTGTCCGTGAGTCCGGACGCTTTCTTGAGAGATTTGAAATCCATATTAGTATGCCTCGTATGTTGTATTAGAGTATCGTCTTATCCACATGATCCATAATGTACTATCATTATATAGGAAAATCAGGCGGCAGTCAAGTGCGTTTGCACAATCTTTGCGTACTTGGGTACGTCTACTCCTAAGAAGCCTTCATACTTGCGTATCAGCTTCGAAGTCTTTTCGTAAATGTAATCGGCACTATACTTTTCATCCCACTTGTCTAGGATGCCTGTCATGCCATGCAGGATAGTGATTGTCTCTAGCGTGATATCACCCTGTACATACATCGTCCATATGAGAGGCATGGAGCCGTCATGTGGTATGCCGAAGATAGAGTTGATACCCTTGTCTTGTTTGTTGTGGATGATCTTATCCATATCAGCGGCGAACTGTGCTTCCAGATCAGCCAGCATACGCTGCCGTGAGCGCAGCCGTTGCACTGCATCAGGATCCATGAAGTCAGTGACGTATGCCTTTGGCTTTTCGAGGAATGTAGCTACAAAGAAGTCCACTACCTCTATGTCGCGTAGCTCGCGTGCAAGCTTGTGGAAACTGTATTTGTCCTTGCGCTTCTCAAAGCCTGCTTCCTTCGTTGCGACATGCCCATTGTACTTGAAGTAGCAATAGGTGTCAGTCGAGAAGTGAAGCTTGATAGCTTGATAGGTGCAGAAGACTTCGTAGCCGTTCATTTTGGTGGATCTGGAAAGGGCATCCAATGGGTTACATCGTCAGAAAGGAATCCATCCTTTCCATAGAATACATCGTGCATGTATCCATCATCGTCTAGTTCTCTGGCATAGTTGCCAGCATGAACACCGACGTAATGGAAGTAGTACAGCACTCGCTGTCCGTCTTTCGGCAGACGATCCTTTACGCTAATCCACTCGCTCATGTTATCGTCCGTGGTGTTCCCATAGGTATGCATTGCAAAGTGCATGAACCGCACCTTCCGTCATACCTGTCTTATGATCGTGTTGAAGGTGAACCGGATGGAGTAAAAACCCTTCCGGAAACAGTTCCCATCGAATGTATGCGACTTCGACATAGCGCGGTGGTGGACCGTCGAGGCTTTGCTTACAGAACCAGCACTTGCCGTCCTGTTGCCTGACATATTCTTCACGCACCAGCCTGCGCTGCTTACCATTCAGCGTGGTGTAGTCTTTCGGAAGGTTCATTACATCATCGCTGCCATCTGCGCGTCGGCAGGGCATCCACATTCGTTGAAGTCAGGAGCCTTGCACAGAGGGCATTGCATTCTCTGATTCGGGTTGAATGATAACAACACAGGTAGAGAATCGCTTCCAGCAACCTCTGCTTCAATTCGCGCCATGAGTTGTCCATCAGCACCTTTGCCGGAAACAACACCAACAGAGGTGAACAACGCGAGAACTTCCTGCAATAGCTTAGTCTTGTTGTCTGCGCTCATTTCTTCATTGCCTTCTTCATGTAGTATTCAGCCGATTCCAGCGCGAGGTATGCCTCATGTTGGGTGTCGATTGCTTCTTCTACTGACGGTGGATTCTGGCACTCAAAGTCTTCTGGATTCTGCGCCCAATAGAGATTGTTGGTCGCTTCACGATATGCCTCAGATGCCCGTAGCAGATCCTTAGCCGCTCGCTCAATCTTGTTCATCAGGCTTGCTCTTCGGGAACACAGTGAGTAGCGCAGGCACGATCAGACTCCATGCGGTCCAACCTTCTTCCACTACCAGATAGAGGAATGCGCCCCAAATGAATACATTCCATGCTAGCGTGAAGAACAGGGCTGCAATGAAAGCAACCGTTTCGTTTGTGTTGGTACTCATACTCGTTTCGCCCTATCGGGTCGTCCTTCCATAAGTTTCAATTCTTCGCGCACGATACGGCGAACGTCTTCCTCAGTCAGTTGCCGAAATGTGAGTTGCCCCATCTGTTGTTCCTGATGAATGCGAGGAAACAACGGAGGGCATTGGTGTCCTGCCGTCAATGACTGACCGCAAAAAGCACATTGTCCATATATGGGATCACCGAGAGGGGTCATCATAGTGGTAACTTACCTGATGGTTCAAGATAGTTCATTTCAACGAATACGTCTTCCAGCATTGCTTTCAGATTGTCGTTGACGAGAGTGGCTGCGACTTCCATTTCCAGCCCGTTCTCTTCGCAGTACGTGACGATAGCATCCAAGCAATCTGTATTC